ACAACCATCCCCAAAATCTTGGATCAGTAAAATGTAATATTGCATCTGGCTTTTCTACTTCAATCAGTCTCCGTATCAGCAGTGAATCACCATAACCATTATTACAGTATACTTTAACATATGAATCATTTATTCCAGTTATTTTATTGCAATCATCGGATAAATCCAAAACTTTTCCTGAATCCGGATGATTCATAGCTGCACCAACTTGTATCCAATCATATTTGTGAACTGTTCCGAGAACTATATCACGTGATACCGTTGCTATACCGGAAGTGAGTCTCAAATCGTCTGACAGTAATAATATCTTTTTCTTTGCCATGTGAAACCTTTATATGTTAAAAAACTTTTGTGTTGTATTTGTTGAAACGTTTTGCATATTCAATAACATCTTTCTATACGGTTTGAATTTGTAACCCATTTCTTCGAGAGAAGAATTGAACCAGTCTTCGGAATAATTATCTTTATTTCTTTTACCGTTTGAAAATATTTCTTTTATATCACGTGTAAAGTTTTCAAGTTTATTCATATCTCTAGTTAATCTTATCAATCGCAATCTTCTTCTATTATATTCTTCTTCGTCTTGTTCTAATTTTTTCATATCCAATATAAGACTTTTTAACGAATTTTCCAAATCATTTATATCATAAGACAAAACCAATTCTGCAAATTCTGTTCCTTTGAATAAGTCAATATATGTTTTATCATATATTGGAATAGTCATTAAGTTTTTTTCTATTTGAGCATATTCAAATCTTGGTGTAATAAACATTCCGAAGAACGGCACTTTTGTATTTGTTGTTGATATACTAAATCTACAACCAGATAAAAAGTCCATCATACTTTCCATAGTGTAAGTTCCAGCAAGTATCATCGGTTTGTCATTATCAAACACTTTGAATACAGTTGGATCCAAATCAAAGTCTGGAAGAAATGTATCACTAAAAGTTTTACGAGAAACATTTGCGTGTTCTGCCAATATCTTTACATGATTGAAATAATTTTCGGGTGAGTATGTGTTTCCTATATGAACCAATTTCTTACCAGATAAATCTTTCAATCCTAACTTACCCATTGTTTCTACTATTGGTTTGAAGTTCCCATGACCTTTGAATTTAGCATAGTAAGCACATTCTGAAATGTATGGTAATTCTTTTTTATCTACCCATGATTTTTCAATCCACTTGTCATAGATACTCATGTCAATATAACCACCGACTTGAAAAGTATATTCAGAAGTTCCTCTCATTCCAATATACTCTTTGAGTGCATCCACAAAGAACGGTGTGTATGTCAAGTAATAATCACTATACTTTATGAAAGCGGGAACACAAATTGTATTGAAGTGCATACCCTCATACGGGTATATCTCATGGTCAAAGAATGCAGTTATAGTATTCAATTGACAATACATCTTTGCCAAGTCAATCAATCTTTCTTTATGTTCTAGTTTTCTTTTTTCGATACCATCAACATCGTAGATAAATTTGTTGAGGTTCAAAACAACAATATCATAACCTTCCAATCTATTTTTCAGTTCACTTATTTCCATTTCGGAAATATCTATACAGTTCTGATATTCAGATTTGAAATTATTTGTTTCGCTAGGATTAAAGTAAAATGTATCAACACTATCAAGTGATGATATATTTTTTGTAAAGGTATGTATGCCCCTATACACAGAGAGGTCAATTATTGCCAATTGAGCGATTTTCACGAAACACCTAATGATATTAGTTTAATATAAATATCTATTATTTTTACAAAACATTAAATTTAGAACGGCATTATATTTCTTTTTTCTTTCGGACACAATTCTTCTTTATCATTAAATTCGCAATACTTACAGTTAGAATAATTATTACCGCCTTCAGCAGGTTGTATTACATCAAATTTATATTCACCTCCTTCTGTAAAGTTTGTAGTAATAAATTCTGTAATTTCTTTCTTGATATTGTTTTGAGAAACTTTGCCATTGGATGGTTCAAATCTTTGAACTCTATGTTTCATCGCTTCATATTCAGCATCTTCAATGATTTTTCTACGAAGAATTAAATACTCAACATTTATTTGTTCTGGACTAACACCATATTGTTTTGCATAATATGTTTTGTAAATAACAAGTTGTGATGTTTTTACTTTATCGGCTTTTGCCCATTTGTTCCAACCGTTTGTGCTAGTCTTAAAATCATATATGTAAATATCATCCGTCTTTGTGTTTCTGATAACTAAATCCAAAAACCCAACAAGTTTAACTGTTGGGTGTGTTTCTATTGGAACAATATTTATTGGTAATTCAATACCAACCAATTCATAATCTTTCTTTTGAAAGTAATCGGCTCTATGTGCCTTAAACCAATTAAGAATTTGAACACCATCATTGTAGTATTCTTTTAATTCTTTATCTGTTGAAAAATGAACATCTTTGTTTTCGGTAAGTAGTTTTTTGTATTCATTACGAATACCAGTTTGTAACATTTCATTCAGTTCAAGTTTGTTTGCTTCAACGATTGATTTCTCATAAATAGTCTTTACATATTCTTGCAATACCTCATGCATTACTGTTCCAAAAATAGCAGCAGTTGATGGTTGATATGTTCCTAATTTATCTATGTAGTTTAGTTTCCATCTATGAGCGCACACTTTCCACATTTGATATTGTGAAAAAGATATTTTTCGGTTGGTCATTATTTACCCCACTTGCCTGTCTGAACAAGCTGGGCTATTATACCGTAAACTGAAATATCTTTAAAGGTATCATCCAATGCCTCACCAACTGCGTCTTTTGAACCAAACATAATCATTTGTTTGTAGCGGTTTACCTTATCATTTATACGAAAAAAAAGACCTTGTAATGAAAGTTTTCGGTCATCTTCTCTTTCAAGTGTGCTACCCATTGATATATTATCTGGACCATAATTGCTTTGTTTAGCACAGAATAATTCATATTGATACTGTTGTATTTTCTTAAATTCAGCAGTCATTACTGGAAACTTTTCTTCCATTTCTTTAACAACACCGGTTGATGTTATGGTGAAATCTTTTTCTGATATTGACATTGTATTCCTCATTTTATTGTCTTTAATTGTTTTTCAAATTTTTTAATATCATCTTCTTTTGTTCCGTACATTTTAAGTATATCAATGAGCTCGTCTTGGTTTTCTTTTTTAAGAAAAACAATATATGGATATACTTCGTTTCTACCCAATTCAAAATGTTTACAAAATATATCAACAAACTCTTGGTCTATCTCAACTTTTGTTTTTGACTTGATATATTTTAAGAATATGGATTGTTTTGGTAGAACATCGAGCAAAAGTTTATAGTAATCGCGCGAAGTAAGAATACCATTAGAATATTTTTGAAACTCATTTATAGCTTCAACAAATTGTGATTCCATTGAAAAGAAACGAGCAATCATATAATTGCTCCATGTCTTTGTATCTTCTTCTGATAATTCTTCCCATTTTGTTTTACGGAAAGTAATACCTTTAATATGGTCAAATAAACTTTTACTCATTTATTCCTCAATCATTTAGTTGTTGTTTTTTTGTTGGCATAAATTCATCATTGATATTTCCACATTCAAGACAAGCATAGGTTGGAATAGGAATTATTGCTTCTTGTCCTGTTGGCGAAAGCAGTGCAGATAGTTTCTTAAAAAAAGTTACTTCGTGGAAAAATTTATTACCACATTTTGCACATTCAATATCTGTTGCTTGGTTTATATCAACTTTAACTTGTTGAGCTTGTGGTGGCACTTGTCCACCGCCGTTAATATCAAATACACCCATCATTACCTCCTCTGGTCAATTTCCATAATAATTTGAATAAACATAGCCATGGCATTTATTTCATGGTCTACAACAAAACTGTCTTTATATTGTGCTTCAGCAATAATTAAAATAATTGTAGATACGAAACCATTTGCGTATGTATCAACATTATCATAAAGATAACGAAACATTTGATTAAAGTCTCTAACATGGTTGTCAGCAAGGATCTGACGAATACCATCAAACTTTTCTTTTTTATTCTTCTTTGATTTAAGAACATCGAGTATTGAAGAAAGATAATTATGTTCTACCAAAGTTGATTCATCCAATTTCAAAACACCACCAATAACACATCTTTGAGTTGTGTTAATTACACGGCGAATATCTGGATAAGATTGATTGATAACTGTAACTAAATTATCTTTATCATATTTTACACTTTCACCGTCAAGAATTTTTACAAGATGTTGTGCAACTTCTTTCTTTGATGGCGGAACAATGTTAAAGATTTGACAACGAGATTGAATTGGATCAATAATCTTATCTACATAATTACAAGTTAAAATAAAACGAGTAGTCTTACTAAATGTTTCAATGACATTACGAAGCGCCGCCTGAGCATTCGGTGTCATGTAATCGCATTCATCAAGAATAATAATTTTAAGACCACCGAAACCGATAGACGATGCAAACTGTTTAATTTTATCACGAACAGTATCTACCGAGTTTTCATCTGAAGCATTGATGTAAATATAATTATCCTTTGCAATAGTATTTGCAACAATTTTAGCAAGAGTAGTTTTACCACTACCGGCATCGCCATACAAAAGAAGATGGGGAACATCACTTGTATCAATATACTGTTGAAAGGTTGCCTTTACAGTTTCATTCCCAACATAAGTTTCAAGTGTCTGTGGACGATACTTTTCATTCCAAATTGTGTGTGAAGCGTTAAACATAACATACCTTATTCGTTAATAAATTCATATTGTAATATACGAAATTTTCGCCTAATATCCTAGCGATTTTTTTGAAATACGAAGATTGGCTCTCTTTTATAGCCAGCTCCCATGACTGCGGACAGTATCAGTTGTAGAGTATCGGTGTGATCAAAACCAACTAGGTTGGCATACTTTATAGTCATTTCTTCCAAATCTTTATACTTTGGTGTGTTGGCTATGTTGATTAGCATATAGCCACCCATTTTTAGACCATGATAACAATTACGGAATGTTGATTGAAGAAATCCAGATCCCCATTCTTCTCTTGTTGGAAACTTATTATATGATTGAGTTTCTTCGTCTGCATATTTTTCAGTATCGAAATATGGTGGCGAAGTAAAACACAAATCCAAACTATCTTTTTGTGGTATGTAATCTTCCGAACCCATCATGTTCAATTGAATATCTTTACCAAGATAAGCAAAGTCATCGCGAAGTTTACAAAGTCCTTCAAAAGTTTTCGTTGATGGTTCTGTTCCAATATAAGTTTTAATGTATGGTGAAGCGAGAGCACCAACCAATCTTCCACCCCAACCACAAGACATATCCCACATCACACCATCACCGCCATATTTTTTATAGATAACACCGGCAGCAGTTGGTCTGAAATTGGAAACACCTTGAACACCAGAATATATTTTAAGTGATTGACGAAGACGGTTCTCTTGGAAAGAACTACCCCAATGTTTAGATAACCACTTCAAACATTTGCGTATTGTCATTTTGAATGTTTGGTCATTCAAAAAGTTATCCATTGGAGACATCTTTGAGTTTCCACATTTAACTTCCATTGCATGCGGAAAGTATGACCACGCCAATCGAAGTCCGTTCATGGTTTGAATTATATCACCGTCTTTGAAAATACTATCATAATCGAATTGTTGTAGTTTTCTCATGTGTTCATGTTTTTCTTGTTCGGTGATTTTCATATATGGATAACCGTGTTTGCGGTAATACTGAAAGATACAATCTATCGTATCATCCAATTCTCTTTTACCTGCAAAAAATTCACCGGTCTCTTTCCACAAACGAACTTCTAGCGGATCAACATCAAAAAATTTACTTAAACTATCGCTGTTTGGTTTCATGTTAAGGTTTATAGAAAACGAATATGGGTTCATGTTTGAACCATTCGCCATTATGTAAAACTTTATTTGCCAATCTTTCTGGATCGGAATTACCAATCATCTTTGTCATCAACATACACATCTTACCTTTGTATTCCATTCCCAAAGATTTCAAAATGTTTATGGAATCTTCTTCAAGATGTATAGTTTTATTTGCAGATACTTTGATGTTTGCAATGTTCCAACAAAGATACCTGTCATTTTTCAAATAAGCAACGGCAGTTTCTAATGTTGGTTTCAAAAAGTTATCACGCCAGTCTGCATAGTCTCCGTGTGCCTTGTATGATTGTGTATCATCATCGGAATACATTTCACGATTGAAATACGGTGGTGATGTGAAAACAAAATCCAATTTACCTTTATACTTTTGAAAATCAGGATTGAATTGTATTGTTTCGGAACCGTCTTGGAAAACTTCGTATGTATGATTTTCTTTTACATCAAAGAATTTGGATGAAAGTGAACTACCTTTCTCACCGATAGACTTCAAGTAAAAGTCTGCAAGATATTCATAGCGAGTTATTCCCAAATCAGGAATTGAATTGTCAGTATTCGGATCAGTTCCAACATAATGTATCGGTCTACTCACCGACATTGCTCCTAAAATTCTCCCACCCCAACCTGCACTTGGATCATAAACTGTAACGGTTTCACTTGCAGGAACGTGTTTTGTAAAATGTTCATACAAAAACTTTGCAGTCATTGGTGGAAAGTTTACAGCAGGTTGTGAGAAAGAAATACGAAATATCTGAAATGCTTGTGGGA